TTAGCCATACCGCCCACGTTGTACTTCATAACCTTTTTATCGGCCTTCATGTAATCTGCTCCTACCGTTTGCGGGATACCCGCTTTCTTGGCAAACTTAGGGTTATTCGCTACTGCCGCCATTAAGTTATGCTGGGCTTTACTTTTGCTCGGCATTACCACTTAACCTTGTCAGCCCAGTAAGCTGCGCTCATTTTGCCTTTGGCAATGTTCTTGCCGTGACGAGCCTTAAACGACTTGCGCTTAGCCTTCATCCGTGCGGATTCGCCCTTCTTGGGTTTACCAGCAGTACTTGCGCCTTTCTCACCAAAACGAATTATTTTCTCCTTCCCATTCTCACAAGCCTTCACAATGTGGGACTTCTTAGCATGGGACGGAGTTCGTCTTGGCTTATTACAAGCCATCGCTTTCTTATCTACTTGCTTAGCCATATTGCTTATTCACAGTAAATATAAAAGTGTAGGTATCTCCAGCAGTTGGAGAGACTGTAGTTGCTACGATGTCGCCAGTTTTACCGGTTCCAGCGTTGTTGGGTATGCCCGTAAAGTCAGAGAAATCGTACTCCTCCGTCCAGTTTACTGGCAGATCAAAGATAAGAACGTTAGCCGTAGCGTCCCATTCTAGTTTGACCCCTACCCCAACACCTACATACACAAGCTTTGCCAAAACAACGCCAGTACAGGCCCTACGGCTTACCGGATCAACCGATAATGTAGAGACATCAACCATTGTGCTAGTTACTACGTCGGTATTTCCTACAACCGCAGTAACCTTAATGATCGCCTGCTTGCTGCCATCTTGGATTATTTGAGTCGATACTGTATCAGCCATGAGTTAGCTCCTTATGAAAGAGCAGCGCCCGTAGCAGTAACCCAAGCAGCGCCTGTGTTAATTACTAGACAAAACTCGTTATTGCCTGCGCCATTATCGCTGACGATGTACACCGTACCAGCGGAAACAGAACCAAAAGCGGGAAGATTAGCCGTAGTTACAATAGGAAAATCAAAACCATTTGTAGAAACGACAGGACCTGAAAAGGTAGTTGTAGCCATTTTGAAACCTCACATGCGAGTTATGGGGCGTATCTGTCTGCATGTCGTCAGCCGGAAGCTGTCAGATACACCGGTTAGTTCCGGATTTAGGTAAGTATATAACACTTATTTATCTAACGCACAAACAAAAAAAGCCCGTCGGTTAGGACGGGTCAAGGCTCAGGGGAAGATATAAGGCAATATAACACTAAATTTAAGACAAAAGAAAGGGGGCCGAAGCCCCCAATCTAGCACCTTTTGCTTATTAAGCGCCGGGTGAACCGAAGATGCCCAGTGGGTCAGATACGCCGAAGCTGTATCGCTCACGAGCCTTATATCGGCTGTTACCTGTGTCAAAGTCTGCATCCATGCTAGTTGCCATAGATGAACGGACAAAGTGCTTCAGGCCATTCGGGATGTCAGTCATCAAGAACCAAGCATTGGTATCAGTCAGGTAGTTATTAACTTTATAACCACCGGGGATTGAACCGTTGTTGTTCAGTGCGTTGATGTCGTTATCCGCTGTAGCCACACGAAGATCAGTATCCAACAGGCGAGTAGCAACGAATTGCAGTGCCGGTGGGATAACAAGAGTCTTAGGCTTAGCAGCAATAAGCAACCCGCGCTCATCAGTCCAACCAGCTATCTGAATAACAGCAGCTTCTAGTGAAGCCTCGTTAAGGTCAGCAGCAACAGCAGGAGTATTTGAGTTTACACCACCAGATACGAGAGGGTGAGCAGTCGAACATAGTGGCTGTCCATCACCGTACGTAGTACCGGCAGCAAAGGCGTTGTTAAGAATAGCAGCACCTTTGGTTTGCTTAGTGTACGCCATAGCGCGGGCAAGTGCCTTTGTATAGCGTGAAGAGAGTGAATCGTAGAGATTATCTTCGATTGCTTCTTCAGTAAGCGAGAAACCCATTGCAACTGTCTCGTGAGTGTAGCGAGCAGTCCAAGCTTCTTGCGCGTTGTCATACTCGATTGCAGAACCTTCACCCTTAACAGGTGCGGCACTGAAACCAGACAACTTAGTTTCTTCCTCGAAAGACCTATCCGAAGATTCAGTCTCGAAGATTTCAGCAGCCTCATCGCCATACTTAGCGTATTCGAGACCAAAAAGGGCGTTTAGACCCGGTAGTAGCTCCTTAAGGAGTTGCGCTCTTGAAATAGCCATTAGTCAGCCTCCTTATACGCCGGTTGTGTTGTTGTACTGATGCAGGTTGATCTTAACGATCAGCTCCACAAAAGTATCAGCAGCGGTTTTAGTTTCGTCTACTGTGTCGATAACTCGCACAACTAGACCTGCGGTAGCAGCTTCTGAACCCGCTAATACAGAAACAGCAGAATTACCAGTAGCGGTATCTCCAGTTCCTTGGATTACAGACATGTTAGCACCTACAGAAGCGCGAGCCGCCGAAGACATAGCACTAGCATTGTCCGTTACAGCTACTTTAAACGCTGCTAGTGGGTCGTCAACTACGATAGCAAAAGCGTCAGTAACACTAGTGCCGGGGTAGTACTGAGCCGGTGTGAACTGACTCAATGAATTGACGTACTGAACACCTACACAGACGCCCGCAGGGGAACCTGTAGTGGTACCAGTAAACTTCTCACATGTGCCTGCCGCTACGATTTTTACCAAATCACCTGCAAAGATAGCCGTGTTGTAGGTGCTCGCTATAGGAATAAGGCGAGTTTGACCTGCATAAGGCATACCGTCTACACGGTTAATCGGCTGAAAGCCGTAGGGAGCACTGACTGTTGGATAAGCCATTATAAATCACTCCTAAAAATAAGTTAATTTCCTTTGCCGAAAGTAACCTTTGTCTTCCTATCGTTAAATATAGGCATACGAGGGTCGTTTTCACGCATCAGACTTTGATCGACAGATCGCATTTGAGATTCCGTTAAGTTTTCGTAGTACTCGGTGCGTTCTTCGACTAGTTCTATTGGGGCCTTACACAGCATTAACCCACCAACAATGACATTATCTTTGAACCGTGCGTCGGCAACGGCGTCACTAAATATCTCGGGGTGGTCTTCTGCGCGTACTGGCTCCCAACCTTCACGTAACTTTGAGGATACATTAGTGGAATCAGGTTGACCCATAGTGCTTACACGAACCCAGTGAAACTTGTACCCCTCTTGAGGAATGGGATCAGGCAACACTGTTGGCCTACTCCACGCCTTTTTACGTACAGTTTTTTCACGGGTTTGTAGCTCTCTATCTAGTCTGTTTGTAGCCATTATTGTTTCCTCATTAATTCAGCAGCCTGTTTGGCGTAAGTTTCCAGTGGTACTCCAAGTTTTTTTGCGATAGCTATTTGTGACTGCGTTAGCCTAATTTTTTTAGGCGCTGTGCTCCGCGTAGCGGGTGCAACCACATTGCTAGATTTTTGCTTGGGTGCCTCTGGTTCATCCTCTATCCCATCATCAAATTGATCGGGAAATACTTGTTGCATACGAGTGTTAATTTTCTCGTAGTAAGTATCAGTTTTGGGGTCTATCCCCTCTTTTGTTAACTTGTTATGCAACCCCAATGCAAAGGCAGTCATTTCGTCGTCTGAGCCGAACCACGGGTTATTATCGCGCCACGCTTCTGCTTTTTCGTCTCGCTGCACTTGAGGCTGGGGTGCCTCTACCTGCGTTTGTACAGGAGTTGGCTCGGGTTGTAAAGGTTCAATCTGCTTAGGTTTCAACCCGTTAACTCGCTCCATGCGAATTTGAGCAGTATTAAGCATAGTCTGGGCTTCTAATATAGCATCAGGCTCGCCCGATTCGTACGCCTCCTTGTACTGGCGTTGGGCCAAAGCCATCTCGCCATTCACTTGCTTTTTGGCAGATTCGATAAGCGTATTGTGACTCTGATCTACAGAACCTTTAAGCTTTTCGTTCTCTGCCATCAAGTTTCTAGTGTACGTTTCGAGAGCTTCTCGCTCACGTAAGGCTTCTTCTTTAGCCCTACGCTCATCGTGGTAGCCCTTACTAAAGTGCTTGATGCGGTTTTTAACCTTCTCAGAGTAGTTTTCTAGTTCTTCGTTAGTAACTTCCTCTGGTGGTGGAGACGCCTTTCGCCCACGATCAGCTTCTGGGGTATCGTCCTCTACCTCAATTTCTACTTCACCCGCTTGGATAATGTTCTTATCTTTAGCGGACTTCATGTCTTCTCGCCCCACAGCACCTGCTACTTCAAGCGGCGCGTCTTCTTCCACAACATCTACTTCAACCTCTTGAGTTGCTTCATCTTTATCAGGATCGGGAAATTCAAATTCTACATTTTGTCTAGGCATGGTCTACTCCTTATGCACGCGAAACAGCTCGCGGATCGTCTACGACGGCTTCAATAGAGTCGTCATTCATTAAGCGAAATTCCTGATTCCCCACCTTAAAACGCGTGCCGGTGTTGGCTCGGAACATCACATGGTCACCTACTTTGCACCAAGGCCCAGTAGGGAAACGCTCTTTATCGCTGTAGGCTTCTTTACCCATATCAAGTACAGACCCCACAGTAGACAGGATATATTCCTCTCGACGAGTAGATTCTGCCTTGAGAAGCCCGCTTTCCCCGAAAGTATCTTCGACGTTAGGCAGGGCAATAAGCACCCTGTAGCCCACAGGTTTAGGGATAGAGGCTTCTAACTCTGCCTCTTTTGCAGCTTCTACTTCGATACGTGCGCTTCTTTTTCGTTCTAATGCAGTCATTGTGGAAGATACGGACGCGTCAGCGCCGACCCCACTAACCGTTACTGTTTCAGTCATCTTCGTCATCCATATAGTTACGCGAAAGGTCACCTACTTCTCTTAATGCAGCGTTTAGACCTCGAATCACACCACACACCTCCTTATACTCGGCAAAGTCTTTAGGACCACCCGAGGTTAAGAATTCTTCGCTAGAGCCTTTAAGCTCTGTTAATTTTTCGTTCAGCACGTCAAAGACGGTTGTAGCCACTATCTACCCTCCACCTGCGCATCTAAATAATTTACACGCTCAATTAACTCCATTATCACTTTTTCATCTACCTTAGATTCTTCGCGGCGACGCGTTTCGATATTTTCTATCCTTGTCTCTAACTCGCTAATTTTGCACCACGCATCATCTTGCCGTTCTTGTTCTTCGGAATTATGTTCCAGCCAGTAGCCGTTCGGGTAGTTGCCCGGGCAATGCGAAAGTCTGTGCCCATCCCCAGCCCCATGAAAATGACGGCGGTCACACTTTTCACAATTGAAGACATAATTAACCCCGTCTTTGCTTATATAACACTTCATTATTGGCGCATTGTTTATATTCGACATTTCCATTAACTTTGCCCCTCCTTTCTAGCTTTAGCTAAATCTAGTATAGCTTTCGCCTCGTCCAAATCGTTCTTAGCTTGCGCTTGTTCGTTCTGCGCTGCTATACGGCTCGCTTCAATAGTAGCGGTGGTTTGGGCTTTTTCTGCATCAAGCTGTAATCTTGCCGCGTCAAGTTGCGTATCTGCTTGATCTTTCTGAGCTTTACGCTGCTGCTCAGCCTGTTTAATTTGCAATTCTTGCTGCTGCATCTGGATAACAGGGTCTTGGGCTTTTTGCTGGGCCGCAGCTTGCGCTGCCTGTTGTTGTTTCTCTTGGGTAAGCTGTATGCCCGCTTGAGCTATAGTTTGAGCAAGTAACGCTTCTGCTTCTGGAGCCAACACTTCATTCGGTGCAGGTAATGGGGCACCTAATTTTTGCTCTAACTGTTGTCTATATAAGAACCCAGTGTGCTCAGCTAAGTGAGCACTGAGCGCGGCCATAATCTGTTGAGCAGCAGGATTTTGCCCAATCATTGCCGCTATTTGCGGGTCTTGCATAAACGCTTGATGCGCAGCAATATGTGCTTGATGATCTTGAGTAATGAACGCTTTGATGGGCTTTCCTACTAATACGTTCATGTTTTCGCTCACCGGATCGGCAGGCGTAGAATCGTCCTCAGTAGGTACAAGTTTGTCCGCGTTCTTAATACCTAAGACCTCGATCATCTGACGATGAAGCTGAGGCAAGTCGTAAATTTGTGGAGCAGCCTGCGCCATCTGCATAACAGTCTGATATTGCACAACGCGCTGTGCCATCGTGCTGCTATTAGGATCACTGACGGGAATTACTTCCACCATAGCGTAGTCGGCTCTACGAGCGCGAGGTTCACCACGGTCAGGCACGTACAAATACTCTTCTGGCGCGTACTCAGCAATGATCTTTCTCAGGAGTTTAAACTCCTGCTTCATCGAGTAATGAACACGGGATTGCACCGCAGCCATTGGTTTGAGCGTACGCTCTAGTAGCGCAAGAGTAGTTCCAACAGGAGCATTAGCACTCATGTCGGATATGTTCATGTCTGAGATAGCCCCTAAACGTCGACCCTCTTCAGTAATCTGTTTGAGTAAAGCAAAGAGAGTTTGGCTAGGTTCCGTGTAAGGAAGAGTCATAATGTTGTCGCGGATCGAGCCTGAAGGCACATCTACATCACGAAACTCACCGGGACCAATCGGCGTGTCGTCCCCTTTAACCCGTAACCCACGAGATTTAAGGCCCCCGGGGAGGTTAGATAGCGTTCCAGCGTCAACTAATTGACGGATTAAACTAGTTCCGGCGCGAGCGTAGCCACCAATAATGTGAATTAAACCAAGGCCATAGAAGCCAAATCCGGGGACATAAGCGTAATGGACAAAATGTTGACGCTTGAGCGTCAAAGAATCGTCGGGGTTCCAGTTACGGCGTATGGCTAGTACCTTGCCCGTACCTTTCTCAAGCGTTACTACATAAGGCTTTGCAACTTGCATGGAGTCTTCGCCATCTGCCCCGTCTACACCGTCAATATTCAGGTCAGCATGGACCTCAAGCACGGTGTAACGGTCATCAGAAGTTAAAGAAACGCCTGATTGCTCTGCTTTAGCCTCCTCAACATCGGAGAAAAACGACACAGGGTCACCTAGCTCTACTTCTCGATAGAACCCAGCAGCCTGTAGCTTAACCATTTCGTTTTTCGTTTTACGCATGACATGAGTAACGCGCTCTGCGGACTCAATATTAGAGGCACCGTAGGGGACAATCACGTCTTCAGCAGGGATATATAGGGCAATTTGACGTCCCAAGCTAGGGTCAAAATAAACTTTCTTAAACGCCGAACCAGCTAAACCTAGTGAGTACAGTAGTCGCTCATGCTCGGGACGGTACTCGACCATAACCTCAGTCAGTTCGTAATTCATATCCGTCTTAACACGGAGAGCTGCGTCTTCTTTGTCTTGAGTGACTTCCCCTAGAATCTTAGTCTTTACAGGCCCCGCAGCAGGAAACGTCTCACTCATGGCCTCCGCTTGGAACCGGATAGCCGCTTCTGCTAGGACGTTAGAGTACACACCACAGGCGTTTTCCCAAGGCTCAGTACGCTCCTCGTACTTCATGCCCAAAACGTCAAGACCCGTAACATAC